GCTCAATGTGACTGATGGGCGAATCGTGACATCCGTTTCGTTGGCAGCTTTAAAGGTGTTGTAGTAATCCTGGTACTCATCTTCACTGGTTTGTGGCCAGTTTCCTGATGGGTAGTAGGATAGAAATTTTCTCGCCAGTGCGTATTTCAAAAACCCGTAATAGTTTGGGGGCAATTCACCCAATGTTTCCTGGGGTCCTAATTCATTAATCATCGACTTCACTTGAATCGAGCATGGATAAGGCTGATCAGGAATCGGATAAACAGTGACGAAGCTTTCTTGTGCTTGCTTGTTCAGGAAAATAAATCCTGGACGTGATAACAAGTCATTTTGTCTGACAACGTTATAGTAGGTTGCCTTATTAATAATTCTCATCGGATAAATAAGTGCAGTTCCACCAGAGGTTGGAACCGTATAATTTGCAAACGATAAATCAACAACACGATCGGCGGTAATATCAGCGCCCACAATCATGTCTGAAATAGAATAAGTGTCCTGACCGACCACTAAAGTAAAATTCAGCGTCGTCAAGAATGGTATGTAAATACTGTCGGATGAAAACTTATCGAGTAATTCGTTTATTAAGTCCAGTCCGGTCTTTAACATAAAGGCGTCGGGAGTTTCCCCAACGCCTAATTCTCCGAGCAGGAATAACGAATTAACGATAACATCATTAGTCGTCCGGACTACTTGAGGCATCGTTATGCTCTCCTATTAAGTCGGTGTTACTTAACAGGGAAAGCTTTTTTGTCTAAACCTGCCGTTAGCTTGCGTCCAAACTCTTGAGCATGCTCACCGTTGTTGCATTGGTAAGCATTAAACTGCATTGCTTCCCCTTTCAAGTTCGGTGCTTTTCCGCCCATCGGTGCAGATTTGGCCTGCGCAGCTTTTACAAACGCATTGTCTGCGTTATGCTGAGCTTGCAGTCTCTTCTGACGAACGTTTGCTATGCTTGCTTCCTTTCCTGGGTTGTTGTCGTATCGGCTTCTCATAATTTTCCCTCGCTTCCTTAGCTTTGGTTGGGTGATCGAACCATTCGCCCGTGGATATCAAACGTTCCTTGTCTTCATTACTGACCACTCGCATCGGGTGATGTGGGTGGTAGATACAATTCCAAGATGTTTGTTCCACGGGCATTTCCTTATGACAGTAGTTTGGTTGCATATTGTGGGTGCCACTTAAATCCGCACAGAATGTCTATACGCATTAAGTTTTGATAACCCAGAATGTCACCGGACTGAGTCACTGCGAGTGACAAGCCAGTTTCTGGATCGATCGCAACAGATGCGTAAGGCACTTGTAGCTTATAAAGTGGAGGACAAACGATATCTAACCCACGAGCAGGATAAGCAACGTTCACGTTGTAACTTGGTACAACAGTAACGGCCGCTCCGTTTGGTATTGGGTTTGATACGTTTTTCAGTGGGCTTGAGCTATCACTGATAATGGTAGGAGCCACTGTGATAGTAATTGCGCCGCCCAAAAGAGAGCTTGCTGCTTGTGTAATTACAAACTGCATGTCTTGACCGGTTGACTCACGAGAGATTGGATTGACGCTTTGCACGCCAGCAATCGTGATTAAGTCACCAGGTAAGAAGTAATTTGCAACCGCAGCACCACCACCGTTCGCACCAGCCAATATGATGGTATTACCGGAAGCTACTGCACCATTAACCGTCAAGGTGTCGCCAGGTAAGGTCAAAGGACCGGCACCAGCAACGTGACGTTTAATGTTTTGAGATTGGAACAAGTCAAAGTATGACAAGTGACCGATAGCGGATTGTCTTACGATGTCTTCGTTGAACACTGGTGTGAAGTTATTCAATAAAGCGGACTTTAATGAAGAGCCATCACGCACCGTCATCGCCATATAGGCATCCGATGCAATGTTCACGCCCATTTCAAGCAATTTCGCACCAGCTAAATCAACTGTTCCGAAAGAGTTAATGGGTGTTCCAGCCGTACCACTATACAAATAGAGGTCTAATTCAGCAGCCGCACAAATATCACGTTCCATCTGGGTGATAATGTTTTGGATTGCTGGTTGGATGAACTCACGAGAGAAGTCTTCAATGCGCAAAGATAAATCCTGCACAGTGTAAGAAATCAAGGCGTGATATTGATGAGCAACAGTGATGTTCTCAACAGTTTCAATAATAGCTTGAGGAACAGCAGTTGAGCCGTCGCCAATGATAAAATTGTTCTGTCTGCGAACTTGTAATGTGTCACCGATTTTATAACCAGTTGACGTAAAGTCATCCTGATAAATTCGGGAACCGGTCATTACAAAAGGTGCGTTGTTTGCAAACATTGCCAAGGCGGTGTTTGAAACAAGTTGGGTAGTAATAAATTGATTAGCAGGCATCGTCCAGTCTCCATCCATGTTAGTGACATGACGGACTGGTCGTCTTGATTGCGCTTAAGTGTCTTCCTGACTAACTTAAGTGCGTTACTTCCAGTTCGTCTTCATTCGTTGCCGTAATTCGCTTACGGGCGTCTTATCGCTAATCGAATGAGAATTGGTAACTGGGTTGTTCTTGATATTGCCAATGGCGCGATTGTTAAGGCTGTTTCCACTAGCACCTTTCGAATCATTTCCACCTGCAATCAAGGCGTGCGACAGTTTTACCATCTCACTCAATTGATCTACGGGGCGGAGTTTCGAAATACGCTCTAGCTCTGGTTTGTTCTTGGCAAGTTTGTAGAAGACTTCACCGGCTGACCCTGGTCCTGACCTGGGCAATGTCACAGCAAATTCGGCCATGTGCGGGGTAATAGGCACATCATGTGCAAATACCGCGTCATGAAAATCGTCATATTTATCGCCCATCGAGTTTAAATGCTCGTGGAGCGCTTGCTTTTGACGATGTAAATGCGCCAAATCTTCTGCTTCTTTAGCTTTACGCTCTTGCATATCCTTGTGCTGAAGCGCATAGCTGACAGCCTGTTGAATCTGCTCCCCTACATTTCCGCCTTGAGGTGTTTGTGGCGCACCTCCCTGCATGTCGTAGGGATTCATCTCTGGACTCTGTTCTTGAAAGTTAGGTTGACTTATGCGCGAATGCAAAGCTTCCATCTGTTGCCGCATTTGACGCATTTCCCTTTGGTGTCTTTTCTCCTGGCGTCCGAGCCGTTCCTTGACACCCTGCGGTAAATCATCCTGTTCACCGCCGTCCTCATGCTGTTCCTGAGATCGCGTAGCGACATCATTCCCAGACTCCCTGGACTCACCTAAACTTTCCATCACATCGCCCGCAAGAGATTCCTTCTCTTGACCAGACAAATCTTGAGCTTCCATATTCGACTCCACTTGGCATGTCTTTTGCCCCAGAGATAGGTTTTCACCTTTAATGACGCGGCCCTCTGTAAAGCCCCAAGCACGGCCTTGTGCTTGTTATTAAGTCAAGTCTAGGAATATTCTGGTCATTTGTTTATTCCCCACCGGTAGCGGTTACGGATGATTTTTCCGGTTTTTTCTGGGTTTTCACGTGCAAATCGGTCAGAATCTTCGCCATCTGCGTTGTGAAGTCCATATCGGCACGCTGCATGTCCACTTCTTGCTGACGAGAGTCCATATTCATGTCGGCCATGAGCTTCTTGGCCTTCATCAATAGCTCAGCCTTCTCAAGCTCGTGCTTTTCCTGCCTGATACGCAATTCTTCAGCACGTTCCTGTATCTCAGCCTGACGATTTTGCATTTCCATTTTCATCATCATTTCTTGCGGGTTGGGTTGCGGAGGTGGTGGTGGCTCCCCTTTCTCTTTCGCAAGCACTTGTGGAGGAACCATTGTTTGGAAGCGTTCAGCAATTTGCGGCATGAACTGAACATCCAGGTTTTTCGCCCAAAGATCGGCGATAAGTGGGAACACTTGTGGATTTGCGGCAATAGTTTGTTGGAAAAACTCTAATGCGATGTCTTTTTGTACAGCAAATGACGGACCGGTATCAATTTCAATGTCATAATCACCAGCAGTAAGCTCATTTTCGATCTCACCATTCGGTAACGCTTTGTTTAAAGTGATAGGTTTTGTGTTGCCATCCTTCTGCGTAATGATTACATTGCGCTCGTCTCCACCGTAAACGACGGGCAAAAGATCAAGAACGACTCTACCCGCCTGCTCAATTGCCTGGTTGAGATTATCGAAGAACACGTAAGCGCTCATTGAACCTTCCATCTTGCGCTCTCGTCTGGCCTTCCCAGAAACGTCCCTTCCTTGGAGCGCTTCTGTCTCAGAGAAGCCTAATACTTCTCGGATGTCTTGGCTTGAGCGCTGGAAGTTTTGAAGCAAACCAGGGGATAATTCCCAAGGTGGCATCTTGATTGGCATCGCGCCGGATTTAGGATCAGGTTTCGCTAATAAGATACCCATCTGTAATTCGGGATTGCGCCATTGCTGTTCATACCCAATGATATTGTCTGGCGTACCCATCCATTGCTCGCGTCGACGGTTTTTAACGTCAGCAGCAATCTCAGAGCCAAAATAATTAACGCACTTTTGAGCATCACGAGCCTCATGGATAAATGATTTAGTATATTGTCGACCCTCGATCCAGTAAGAATCACCATCAACAAAAATAATGGGCAACTGCTTAGAAGCCCAATCAGAAAAATCAATAATCTGATTCTGTAACAAACGATACTTACGAATGTTGTAATCTTGAGTTTGACGTGTAGCAATAATCTTTGGTATTTCATTTAAAATAATCCCGCCAACAATGACTGCTCCCTCTGCTATTTCTTTTCGAATAGCAAATGTCTTTTGCATCTCTTCCCATTGCGCATCAGTCACAACCATTCCGTTTGAAAGTTTGTGAATGATGACTGGAAACCATTCCTTAACGGAATAATCACAAAGCACGATCGTATTTTTTTTCTGCCACTGGAAATCAAGCAGCATGTAAGGATCAACAAATGAAACTGGATTTGAAATAAACGGATAAGTTGCTTCAAACTCTTGGCGTGACAATGTGTAGTTTCTGGCACAGAAATTACCATCACCTTTGTGTGGTTTCATTGCGCTTGGATCAAAGCATGTTCGCGTTGGATCAGGAATTAATTTAAAATTAACGTCTTGATTGAAGCTATGAGGGTTTTCGTAATCTACTTCAATTTCAAACGCACCATAACCCATCATAAGGGCTGAACGGAATGCAGTCTGATAAACAAGATCGTTTTGCGATCTATAAGATATCGTTCGTACTAGGTCTGCTCGCAGGTTTATTTGTTCCTGTGTCCTTACCTGTTAACGATCGCACTAATAGGTCTGGTTTATTTTTACGTTGTTCTCCAGCTATTTTCTTTACATTATCGTAAAGCTTGTTGAACGTCATAGCCGGTTTAAACAAACGAGTGAACTCCGACCTTTCGATCGCAGTCCACTGGTCACGTATAACGAAATTCATATCATCCTTACCACGGGTGATATTTTCGTTAAAATAACTGTTCCATTCGTTTAAATGCTCATTTGCTTTCCCAAGAACATCACGCTCGTCAATACCTGCTTTATCAAGCATCTCGACTCGACGTTCTTCCATTTCATTAATCTCATCTGGCGAGAGAGATTCTTCCTTTACAGGATATTCCTTTTCCATAACTGTCCCCTTCCTTGGGTTGAGTTAAACATTTAAACGCTGAAGATTATAAAACCATCCAATCGCTCGCTTCATAATCTTCAAACAAAGCTGGCCAATTCCCCGCGTTAGGACCTGGTTTGATTATGATTTGCCATGGGATCAACATGCCGCGCATGAGTACGACATATTTGTCATACTCACCGCTTTCATTTTTCCAAGCTTCCCTTGCCAAATGTTTACCTTCTCTTAACGCAACGACTGCTTCTTGAAATAGCATGTTCCACTCTCTCCCTGATTACGGTAATACGGTTAATTGGCAAGACGTTCCGGTAAACACTGGTTTGTACCATTGCGTACCATTTGAGCCGACAGCAAGCACGACATCCGTTGCGAGCAAGCTAAAGCCTTGGCTTTTGATATAACCATCTAAATATCCAGCAGCAGAGATTTCCGCTAAGGTATTATTTGGCGCATATAAATGACCAATACGAGGAACGATGTTGTTCTGTCCTGGAAAATTAATTGTAAATTGCTGAACTTGATTGATAGCCATTTTGTTTCTCCTTAACGGTTAATGGATCGATAAAATAATTCCTCGTTTTTCAACTCAGAATTTGGTGCTCGCTTTTCCTTGTTCGTGGTGATCCCAGGAACTTGGCGTTTAATATCATTGTCATTAGCAATGACTTCCTTGCGATTCTTGTCTGATTCATTCATTAGAAAATCCTCATCACAGGGTTATAAACATCAACAATTTGTTTTGGTGCTTTCTCACTTAATATGCGATCTGATGCAAACTTCATTGAGATGTATTGCAATCCATCGTGCGGGTGTGAGAATTTATTTTTATTAGGCACATCGTGAAATCGTTCTTCATTCGCAATACTCATGCGCTTGAAGTGATAACCATTCATG